GTCCGTGATACCTTAGTCATCTTCATTAACGCACGGCGCAGGCCTGAATTTTTATGGTGGAGATGGGGAGAGTCGAACTCCCGTCCAGAATACTTTTCTTATACCAAGTTTACTATCATTATTAGCGCACCGCTTCGGTGTGCTTACCTTTGACAGACTTCTTTAATAACTTCAACCAAAATTTCTTGGCTTTTTCTAAGTTATGTTCAAACTCTGCACGATTTAGTTTTTGGATTAATTTTTTGATTTTCATTGATTTGGTACCAATACAATTCGTTTAGTGTTAGTCTGAGGGTCAAACATCTCTTGCCAATGATAACCTGGTGGTGGTAATTGAACCGTAGGTTGTGGTGGCTGAATGTATACTGGTGGTTGTTGAATGTAAACCGGTGATTGTTCAACCATAATAGGTCTAGGTTGTGATGCAAGTTCAACACCAATCACAACACCAGCAGCCAATGGCACCCAACCAACACTAGGACCACCCCAATGGTGATGAGGACGATAACAACAGTAATCAGCAGAGGCCGCAGTTGCTAAAGTCGCCAATAAGAATAAAGTAATAAATTTTTTCATGGTGATATTATAACCTTTCTTGGAAAGTTTGTCAAGCGTTAATTTCTTTATATACCACAAGACCAGTAAAACTAGTCATCTTCTCTTGAACCTTGAATAAATTATGATGATAACCTATTTGTACATTCACATCCACACTAGGATCATATGAATCATTTAGTTTATTTAGGAGATTTACCTTATTTTGCACATCCTGAGCAACTGCCTCTTCTAAAGTATCAAATTCCAATTCAGTTTTTGCAAAGTTATCCACAGCCAAATACGTTGATTTGTAGTATTCTGGATGTAATCTTTTCTTTACACGGTCAAAAACATGGTGTGAAAGGTGTGTTTCTTCCCAATCTTCCAACCATTCAGGTTTACCTTTTGATGCAATGAATTCTTTAATCTCACCATTAGGTTTACCGAACATATTTGCATTTTTAAGGAAGTTTACAACATCTGGACACATACCAAAAGAAACATATTCTCTTTCTGTTAAAATGGTTGTGTCATCAAAGTCTATTGGTTTATCCATGATTGTGGTAGTAATTGATTGCTTCGGCTAAGCCATCAATATGATCCTGCACATTCTCTTTAAAAATTAATGGGTCTGAATCTTTGACAGCCATGATAATGATTAAGTTATTTATTGGTCTGCCAATCATTTCTTCATACATGAGGCTGTATGCTGTCGTTTGCCAGAAGTAATCAAGAATATCTTCTCTCTTTTTTACTCTTGATGAGGTTTTAAAGTCAATAACTGCCAATTCACCTTCATATTCTGCAATACAATCTACACGACCAGCCATTCCCAACTGTTTAGACCACAATGCAGCCTCTTGGTAATGAATGTTGTTAATCTTATTAAGATATGGTTTGATAGACAAGAAGTATTCCAAGGCATCAGGCATGATACCTTTCATATAATCTTGTTTGTTGTTAAGATAGTTTTCGCAAATCGTATGAACATTGGTGCCACGTGAAGTGGCTTGTTTGCTGATACGATTGGCTTCTTCATCACCAACACGCTTGCGCCATTCAAAAATGGCTTGTTTTTTCTGAACACCGAGAACGGTGGTTACAGAAGGCAAACGAGTACCATCTTCAAGAGTATAGTATCGTTTACCGTCAGGAAAAGTTTCAGATTTTAAGTCACTAAGTTCCCGTGGAGGGCAATAATTAAATGTCATTAGGTTTTGTTTCGTTGATTGTGGCAGTGGAGGTACTCTTATCGAAAGTTATATACCCATCACAGGCCATATTCCAATCATCACCACCAATACCGTTGCCGGTCACTTCATCATATACAGGAACATTTACCTTGAAATGTTTTACCAAATATTCTTTTTCACGATTTTCAAAGACACGCCAAGCGTGGTCTAAAGAACCACGACCTGTTTGTCCTCTACTTTTGTTAAATCTAATTGTATAATGGTTCATTTTTTTACCTAAAAGGAGGTCCTTCAACCCAAACAACAAGGCTATATCTGGTGCCTTTTGTTACTGGTTTAACTTCATGTAAAGTGTAACTAGGAAAAGCTGCAGCAAAACCAAAGTCTTTTGGTGCTGAAACACCTTTTTTTTCGGCATACAACATCAATTCTCCACCTTCATAATCATTTGGGTCAGATAATTGTATAGTCAAAGATAATTTGCGTCTTGGTTGTGATGGAGTAATATCTATATGTTTAGAATAATTACCACCGGGTGCCGCATAACGAGTAAATTGTATTTTATTAAAATATTCCAAATCATAATGAAATACATTTTCATTTACATTATTTACTGCATCTGTAATTCTTCTAAAAATCCATTCGTTTTCTGAATTTGCAGACAAAAAATTTATATCACTATTTCTATATTCAGAATCAACAATACCTTCAGACAAACTGCCTTGAATCTTAGCAGGTTCGAGTGATTTGGTGCCAATTTCTATTATTTGTTTGCATTCGTCTGAAGTAAACAAATTTTCAACATAAGCCCAAGAATTATAATACGGTTTTTTTAAACGCCACATAATATATAAATTATTTTATAGAATTTCTGTTGGTGTATTATTTACATCAGTCAATTGTTGTCTGGCAGGTTGAATACTCATATTGAAGTGAATAAACCTGAATGGTTTCTTAGAACCGTGTCTACTGAAAGCATGAGGTAACCATGCGGGTGCAAACATAAACATACCGGGTTTTGGTGCAAAGTTAACTGCGGTGGAACCAAGTGTTACATCAGCCATGTTACGTTCTGGCAAGTTGATTTGTTTCTTTGCTGGCCTTGGGTCATGAATAACCACATGGGAACAATCCGGCGGACACTCTAAGAAATAAAAACCAGTTAATTGGGCACCAAATGGGTGTACATGTTCTTCATTAGCTGAGTGCATATGGTGGTCTTGTAACCACCAATCAGTAAGAGTTACCTCAAATAGATTCATATCAAACCCTTGTTCATTCAAGATATTCCAACCTGTATGTACAGTCCATGAAACCATTTCACGAATACGTTCATCCATTACATGACTTTCACTCATCGTAACAGGATATAATTTTTCAGCTAATTTGTTTTTAGGTCCTTTTGCCTTCTCCATTTTTGCTTTTTCCAAATACTCACGACCAACACCATTGATTGTGTTTAACCATTCTGGTTTTTCAATAGTGTAGATGGGAGTGGGAAAATAAAAGTTAACAGCAAGTTGGTCCTTAGGAATTCCACAGGCTGGTGCGTCAGAAACTTCACCAATGATTTCGGTTGTCATAATATCTCCAAAGTTTAATTATGTAATTGTATCACTTATTATATATTGTGTCAAGCCACCTCGGTGGCTTGAGGTGGATCAAGTGTTTGCTGTGTTTGCTAATGCAGCCATTTGTTGCGTGAGTGAAATCAATTGTGCTTGTAGTTGTGCTAGTGTTGGTGTTGCTTCTACCACAATTCGTTCTGGTTCTGGAGGAGCTATAAAAACACCGTTATTGTATGTGTGACCCATGTCAACATACGGTTTATCTTCGATGTTGATTACTAGATGTTTATCCAATGGAGTCCAAGGAGTTTCTCCATCCCATAGAACAAGATTTTCCACTATATTAGTTTCTTTATTTACAAGTGCATGTCTTAACATTTTTATTTCCTTACCACGAATAAACAATAACTTGGCCGTTGCCACCAGCACCACCATTTCCAGATGATCCACCTTGATATGCTGCTCCGCCTCCTCCTCCACCACCAGAAGGAAATCCACCTGCACCACCAGGACCACCGTTGACTCCACCTGATCCAGAACCACCACCTCCGCCGCCACTGCCACTACCATAGTATGAATTTTTTGATCCGGCTGTTCCTGCTGTTCCACTATTAGCAGCTGAACCTTGTGGTCCTTTTGGACAAGATAAATATCCGCAAATACCTAATCCCGATGGTCCACCGTACGCACCACCATTGCCAATCTTTGTACATGACGAACAATAGAAATGTCCGCCATATCCACCTCCTCCGCCACCCCATATAGAACCGCCGGCACCTGAACGACAATCATGGCAATAAATGACTTGTCTTCCTAAACCAGCTCCTCCACCCCATTCGGCGCTGTTGCCATTGCCCTGAGATCCGTAAGCCCCGGAGCCGCCTACCGTACATAAAACAAAGTACGGGCCGCCGACACTAACTCTTGGAAAAGAATAACCGCAACAGTTTTGATATAATGGAGCTGAACTAGCTCCTCCTCCGCCACCGCCTTGGGAGAACTTAGTTTTGGCACTAGGACCAGCTCCACCTCCAAAAGCATAAAAACTTCCAAAAGATGAGTTTCCTCCGGCGGAGCCGGCATTTCCAGAAGAAGCGTAGGTTGCGGATCCGGAACCACCAGTTCCTCCACTTCCTACGGTAACCGAAACTGTAGAAGGTAAACAAGCAGCTAAAGTAAACAATCTATATCTTGCTCCGCCTCCTCCACCGGGACCGGCCGTATATGCTGTACCACCTACTCCTGCGGCACCCCCACCACCAGCACCCCATACACACACTTGAACAAAAGTTACGCCCGCTGGTTTAGTCCATGTTCCACTTGAAGTAAATTTTTGTACATTGGGTGAACCTGCAGCTGAAGTTTGTATAGTTGAGTCCGGAAATTGAACTCCGGTAGATACGAGAGATACTGACATTTAAATGCTCCTTAAGATGTGATATAAACAGTCACATTTACTACCTTATTAATGTTCAAACTGTTATATATTGTCATTTTTTATTCTTTTTATAGTTGACACGTTTCTATTTATATAGGTTAATATCCAAGTTTGTCACACGCCACAATCCAAGATTTCACCAAACTACTTCTTACAATATCGTCTGGTGTAAACTGAATTTCACTAAAATCATCCATATGTCTGGCCACGTCCAAAAATGCTTGTAATCCAGATACATCATTTCTACTCTTAATCAAGTCATTTTGTTTCAAGTCACCGATAAAAATAATCTTAGAACGGTGACCGACACGAGAAATCACCGAATTCAATTCATGGAAGGTCATTGACTGACATTCATCCACGATAATGATTGAATTATCGATAGAAATACCACGTATGGCAGTAGTAGATATAAACCTGGCATGTCCTTGCTCCTTTAATCTGTCCCACGCATCCTTACGACCGAAAAGTGTCTCACAAATTTCTTTGTAAGGCACCTCATAAATCTCCATCTTTTCTTCCAAAGTACCAGGAACATAACCTTGGTCACGAACCTGAACTGCCGAACGAACCACTACAACGTGTTCAAACGGATTGCTTCTGTCTAATACTTCCTCAATTGCTCTATACAATGCTAAGAATGTTTTACCTACACCTGGTGAGCCTAACAGACCCATGAAGTAATCACCTCTTTTATACGCATCAAAAAACTTTTGTTGATTCGATGTCAACGCCTCAAAAGTTTTCAAGTGGTCCAGTTTAATCTTTAATGCGTTTGAAGTGACTGGTTGATGTATATAAGTTACTGTATCGTCAGCCACATCTTCACGTTTTTGTAATGCACTTTTTCTATTGCTTGCCATTGAGACCTTCCTTGCTGGTTGTTTATGAGTTTTATTTGGAAGTTTTGTTGTAGACAGGTGTATCCTTTCTAAGCAGTGCTGGCACTTTTGGTTGAGGTTTCTTCTTGGTGGGTTGTAGATATACCTGTGGTTTGTAAAAACCACCACCAAGAAGGGCGGGAATTCTTTGTATTACCATTCTCTGGGGATGCTTGTTTTGTGAGTTTCACCTAAACGATTACCAGCCACATTCTCTTTCATGCGACCAATAACGTATTTTTGGAATGTGGAATCTGGACGACCAACACCAGGAACACTTAGACGTTGACCATCGGACATAACGTGAAGTGATTCAACGCTATGGTATCGTTCAAGGTGTGGGTTTTGTTCCTTGAATTCATCAAGGACTTTATACGACATGGTGTGTTCTTCAACTTCACCAGTGTTTTTGTTTAAAAAATCATATCGTGGCATCTGTGCTCCATGGTACATAATTAAACCAACCGGTCACAATATATTTAGTTTTGGTATTAGAAACTATACCTCTATGAGTGTGTGTCCAATCAGCTGGCCAAATTAAAGTTAAACCTTTTTTTGCTTCAGTTTTCAGACCTTGATGATAAAATTCGGTACCACCATCTTCAACATCATTGAGATACGTCATAAAAACCAAATGTCTTGATGAGAGTGGTGCATGTGGGTTCGACCTTTCGCAATGCCATGCATAAAAACCTTCACCCTCAAGGTATCTTTGTATATTTATATTTTGTATAATACGCCAAGGATTATTGGCATTACAAAAAGGAAATTCTTCAATATATTTGTTGACTATTTTTTGCAATTCATCATTATATTTTTTCATTAAAGGACCCTGAAGCATACAATCTGTTGATTTTTTGTATTCATCATTTACTCCCATGCCAACAGAACCTGGACTTTTTAATGGGTTATTCTCAAAAAAATCAATTATGTCATCACATAAAGATATGTCTTTAATATAATCTTGAAAGATAAAGTTATTTTTCATAAAACCATTCTGGCACATTACGAGAGTTAATCTTACCTGACCATTTAGCCAGATGTTGTTTATTATTTATGTAATAGTTATGATACGACTTGATAGAACTACCGGCAATTTTAACATGTTCAGGCATTGCAGGCGTAGGTTCTGTGAATTCTACATGTGCAGGAATGTTCATTGGTGGGTACATTAGTTCATCAACAAGACCAGTTTCTTGGCACTTGTGGACTTTACCATAACGATAGGTGTATTCGGTGCAGAGTGCATCTAGCAATTTCCACAGCCAAACATAGTTTTGGTAAGATTTGCGTACCCAAATGGCAGAAGGATGGTTAATGTGTGTTGCCTTGTAAAGTTTGCCTTCACGGTCATCAGGAAGAACCCACCGGCGCATCATACGACCGGTAGCAGACTTGCCTGTAGATTCTGTGCCATCAATCACCCGGTGCGCTGTGGACAAGAGTTGGCTATATTCCAAGACCATTTTAATCAGGTGCTTATCGCAATGGAATCTTGCACATTCTTCTACATCGTGCGATAGATAAAAGATATTCATTTTTCAACTCCAAAATGTTTTTCAATTCTTCGTTTAACGGCATGAGCAGTATGAATTGGTTCGACAGGATTATGATTGCTCTTTCCAACCCATACGGCACAATCAATACATTCTTTCACAAT